GCATGGTGCGGCAAGCGGATGGAGTTCAAGCGACTTTCGGGCGATCGGGATTGGACCGCGATCGACGTGCCAGCCCTGCCGAATTACATCGTAATGGACCTAGACGATCACAACTATTTTGCGGCCACGCAGATTGAGCACCTGTCCAGCACGATGTGGCTGGTGTCTAAGCGCGATCTAATTGGCGGCGGCGGTGTTCTTGGCCTGCAAGGGTTCATGAATGACGCTGACAGCGCTTATAAGGCCGCCCAGCGCATCAACAGCGCCAGCCGCGATGAAGTCACCCAATACAACGAGGGGCAGCGCCTGCGGGCGATTAGCGGGCCGCTTAAGGATATGCTGGTTACGTTTGAGCGGATGGTTGATGCTGGCCGGGTTGCGGCAAGGACGGATCGGGGAATGCCGGTCGTGTTCGACGCGTTTGACGTAGAGGGGGCAGATTAATTCGTTTCGCATGTCGATTATGCTTGCAAGCTGTGTCGCGTCACGCTATAAGTAATGCATAGCAACGCAGGCACACACCGGAGAACGACAATGACCGCAGCACAAAAGCTTATCGCATCTTTTCACTCAGGCGCAACATTCTACACTGACAACGCAGTAAACATGGTCATAATCAAGGACAAAACTCCAGGAGCGACTGACTACACGTTGACTGTTATTGAGTCTGCAAAGCGTATCATGGAATACAAGCGCATGATGAACCGCATCCGCAAGGCGCGCGCAGAAAAGGAGGCAGCATGACCGCTGCCGAACGAAACATAGGAGACACCCAATGACTGACATCCCAAACAGCCGCCGCAGCCCAATGGAGCATGAGCGGGACATGCCGGACGCGCAGATATACACGCTGACAGAGCGGATGAAGTCTGCAAACGTCCTGCGGCGCATGCACAACATGCAATGCTTTGAAAACGGATACCATCACTCGGAAGTGGATACTCCATATTCGATTGGGTCCGAAGCCATAAGCAGCATTGACGCCGCACAGGCCGAGATCGCCAAGCTGCGGGCGGCGTTGTCAGAACTAGCCGACCTAATGGATGACGTCCGCACTGGCGAATACGCCCCAGACAGCTTCACGACGCAACCAGCCCGCGCCGCACTCGCGCAGGACGCAAGCGAATGACCGCTGCCGAGCGCAACCGCCGCAAGCGCCGCCTGGAGGCCGCAGGGTTTAAAGCGCTGCCAACGGGGTGGGTGCTAGTGGCATACGCTGCAAAGGTAGCCGCCCAGGTTGAGGCATACGCCGCTGACGTAGACGCCGCAGCCGCCAAGGACTTGCCGCTAGGGCGACCGAAGGGAAAACAAGGAATCACAGAATGACAGACCAAGAACACGCAGACGAAATCAATCGCGCCGTTGCCAATCTGAACAAAGCAATACGAGGGGCTTCCCAAAATGGGCTGGGCGTGTCGGTTTCAACCCTTAGTTACACACCAATCCTTTGCCCTCGCTGCGACATCGTTCGGGTGGAGATTACCCGAACGATATGACCCGCTTAATTAACACCCCGATGAAGGGAACTAGTATCCTAATCACACCGTAACGTAATACCTACCACGGTACCACATAACTTGACACAGGGTGATACTTGTGGTACTGTGGTAGTACGATACAAGAACAACCCCGACCAACCCAACCAACCTTTAGGGAATCCCCTAAAAACCAATGGAGACTATAATGCTACAAACCCTCGAGACAAACACACCGAGTATCTCGTCTGCTGCGATGGTGGTCGACTTCAATGCAAGCGTGTGGACAGCACGCAAGAAGGATCGCAAGGCGTCGGACGACATCACGAGCATGAACTACGCCGCTAAGGGCGTGGCCAACGTGTCCAAGAACTTGCTGGGTGACTGCGAAGAGTTGCGGGCAGTACAGAAGTTCGCATCTAACGTGCGCAATACACACTACAGCATGACAATGCCGTGGTCAGACAACGGGTCGCGCCTCCTCACGACAGCCCAATACTTCAGGTACAACGAGGTTATGACTGAACTGCAGAATGAGTTTCACAGCCTAGTGACTGCGTTCTTGCAGGAATACGAGTGGGAGATCACGCAAGCCCAAGCCAAGCTGGGTGATATGTTTAACCGCGACGAGTACCCCACACGTGACGGGCTCGAAGACAAGTTCGCGTTCCGCGTATCTTACATGCCTCTACCAGATGCCGGTGACTTCCGTATCGACGTGGGCAACGAGGCTCTGGAGCAGATCAAGTCGCAGTACGAAACACACTACACCAAGGCCATACAGACAGCGATGAATGACATATGGCACAAACTGCATGACAACCTCACGACACTGGTACGCCAACTGGACGTCAACGACGAGGGTAAAGGCAACCGCCTCTACGACAGTGTGTTTGACCGGGCGATAGAACTGACTGATATGCTGGGTACGTGTAACGTGACACAGGACAGCCAGATGGAAGCCATGCGCCGGAAGTTAGAACAGGCGCTATACGGGCTGAACCTCGACAAGATCAAGAACTCACCCTCACTGCGTGAAGACACACGCAAGAACCTCAGCGCTGCACTCGCAGCCCTACCAAGTCTCGATATGTAATGAAGGGTATCATCGGAGACATCATCGGTGTGGTCGCCATATTTGGCTGCGGCTACGCACTACTAATCATCGGCCACGCACTAGGCTACTAACAACCCAACCAGACTTTAGGGAATACCCTAAAAACCAACGGAGACTACAATGAACCAAGCACACCAGATGTACGCACTGAGCCTCGACCAGTCGGCTACGGCAATCCAAGCCGTGGGGCGCAAGCGTACCATCCTAGTCCAAGGTGACATGGGCACAGGGAAATCGTCTATCTTATCCATGCTCGCCGCTAAGATGCCCGGCCACCTAGCGTGTTACTTCGACTGCACGACCAAAGACCTCGGAGACATTACGATCCCTAACATCGCCAAGCTAGATGACGGCACGGGCTACGTTACATACCTGACCAACGAGGAATTGGGTGTGCACAACAACAAGCCTATCATCCTGATGGTGGACGAGTTCGGTAAGTGTAACCCTGCTGTAAAGCTGGCACTGCTACGCCTCATACTCGAACGCAAGATCGGCAGCTACACACTACATCCTGACAGTGTGATCTTCGCCACGACCAACAAAGGTTCCGAGGGTGTGGGTGATATGTTACCACCCCATGCGCGTAACCGTATGACCGTGGTGCAGATGCGTAAGCCAAACAACATCGAGTGGATCGAGTGGGGCATCAACAGCGGTATCGACCACAGCCTGCTGGGTTGGTGCAAGGACAACCCGCACTTGTTTGCATCGTTCGAGGACGTGAAAGACCCCGACGAGAACCCGTACATCTTCCACCCCAAGCAGCAGCGCGCCGCGTTCGTGACACCACGTTCGTTGGAGGCCGCGTCTGACATCCTACATGAACGACACTTGTTCGACGACCAGACGTTGACTGGTCTGTTGATGGGTACGGTCGGTGATCGTGGTGCGATGGACCTTATGGCCTTCGTCAAAATGTCTGACCAGCTACCCAGCTTACAGTCTATCAAGGACGACCCGATGAACGCCAAGGTTCCCGAGAGTGCAGCGGCTGTATGTATGGTGGTGTATCGGTCCCTCGCAGCGTTGGAGCCTAGCTGGATCAATGCGTGGATGGACTACATGCCGAGGCTCGACCGTGAGGCACAAGGTATGTTCGCCAATGGGGTACGTGCGCCCAAGTATTCCAAGCAGAGCATGGTGATGACGAACAAGAAGTTCACCAAGTGGGCGATGGACAACAACTACATGTTCGCGGCGGATAAGAAGTAATGACCTACTCAAAACAAACAAGGAGAAGACTAATGGCCAAACGTAAGTACACCAAATGGACCAAGGAACAAGAAGCGCAAATGGTATCACTGAGGAAGGCTGGCGTAAAACCGGCCATGATTGCCACTATCATGGGTTTACCTGTGACCGCTATATACAATCGCAGCTTAAAATTGAACGTAACCAGCACCAGTGCACAACTCGAGATGGACTTTAGGGAATCCCCTAAGAAGGTGTTCCTCAGTGCGGGCCAATTAGCTATCGCAAGGATGGTTGGAATTACTCCCGAGCAGTACGCCGAACAGGTTGTGTTGATCGGCGAGGAAAGAGGGCAAACACAACCACCCAAGCCCAAGACTAAGCCAACATGGTACAAGCGTATGATGTGGTGGAGGAACTAAGATGTTATCAATAGGTAAACAACTTACACCAGAGCAGCGACTATCCAAAGCCGTGGTAGACATCATGGGCAGGGCACCTGCACTGGCGGGCGTCATTATGATCGGCAAGCGTACTATCGAGCACGACGCGGCTAGGGTTCCAACAGCCTGTACCAACGGACGTGACGAGATGTATGGCGCGGAGTTCGTCGAGGGTCTCAACGATGCAGAGTTACGGTTCCTCGTGCTGCATGAGGTCTATCACAAGCTGTATCGTCATCTGACAACGTGGAAACATCTCTACAAAGAGAACGCGCGGCTGGCCAACATATCCTGTGACTACGTTATCAACGACAAGATCAAGGGCGAGTATGGCAAGCACTTCTGGGCGCTTATGCCGGAAGGTGGGTGTTACAACCCCAAGTATTCTGGGTGGGACACCGCCCAAGTATACAACAGCCTCAAGAAAGATCAGGACCCGCAAGGTGACGGTCAGGGCCAAGGCCAAGGTGACGGGCTACCCCAAGGGTTCGATGAACATGATTGGGATGGTGCACAAGATATGAGTGTGGAAGAGCAGCGTGAGCTTGCCCGCGACATAGACGAAGCTGTGCGTCAAGGTACGTTAATGGCAGGTAGGATGGGTAGTGGGGGCGACCGCAGTTTTGAAGACCTACTCCAACCCCAAGTAGACTGGCGTGAGGTGTTACGTGAGTTTGTGCAGACGACCTGTGCGGGGCGGGATTACTCAACATGGCGACGTCCAAACAGACGCTATATAGGCGCGGGCGTATACATGCCCTCGGGTATCAGTGAACAGGTAGGTGAACTGGTGGTAGCGATTGACACGTCAGGTTCTATCGGTGGGCGCGAACTGACTGCATTCTTGTCGGAGGTCAAGTCTATGTGTGACACGGTACACCCTGACAAGTTACGTGTGTTGTATTGGGATACCGCTGTGTGTCGTGACGAGGTGTACGACATCCACGACCAAGACGACATCATCAGGTCTACCAAACCAGAAGGAGGTGGCGGCACGTGTGTTGAGTGTGTCCCCGAGTATCTGCGTGAGCACAACATCGACCCGCAAGCCTGTATCGTCTTAACAGATGGGTACTTGTACGGCGGCTGGGGTCAGTGGACCAACCCTGTGCTGTGGTGCATACTCGACAACGAAAACGCGAAGCCCGACGTGGGCGTGACTGTACACATTAAACCAAGGGAGATGTGAGATGACTGTATCTAAAAACGCCGGAGGCCACACGTTTGCAGAACTGTATGACGCGGCAATCGAACCTAATCTGGCGAAGAGCACGACGCACTTGGCGTGTCCAGAATGTGACGGGGAAGGTCGCTGCGAATACGAACGTGCAGTGCCAATGTCTAACTCAAACCCGTATGGGTATCTCGAGGATTACTGGGCCGAGTGCGAGAACTGCGGCGGAACTGGTATCATCGAGGCTGACTACGAAGACGAAGACTAATCAACATTTAGGGAATCCCCTAAAAACCAAAGGAGTCTAACCAATGGCACGAACATTCACTAGCTATACTTGCTTCGCTGACGTCGAGGCGGCGTACAATAACATCACACCCATGCGCGGCGCACAGAACGCAGGTAAGGACATACGGCCTATTGGCGACCGCAACCGCAAGTGGGAACGTATCGTCAAGCTAGGTAAGAACTGCTACGTCCTACAAGACGGGTGGAACTACGGAGACACCCTCTGTCGTTATTACGGCGAAGAACTTAACGCACTCATGGTGGACTACGCACCTATCGTATGGCGTAAACATCGCGACGGTACGGAGACAGTCACAATCCGTAACGGGGTTGGGCCGGGCATCCACCCCGGACGCTACGCGTTCCTGTATCGACACACACCGAAGGGTATATGGTTCAACAACCGCAACGGTAAACACTTCATCACAGTAAATCGTTCGAGTTATCACCCTCGCTTAAACGGAACAGACCACTACCTAGCCAAGCAGATGAAAGTCCCCGCCGCGGTCTGCGCTAATAAAACACCAAATCGTTGGAACCAGTGGATGCAGAAGCGTGAGCGATCACCTGCACTGACGTTTAAGAACCTTGGCGGTGGTAATTGGGAGTACATGTCAGGTGGTAAAGAGATACCAAAACCACCCCGCCAAGTGATCGACAAGACACTCAAGTCCAAACTGAAGCCCCACATCGAGGAGTTCCGTGAGTGGGCGTACGCAATGGTGCCAATGCTACCTATGAATCAGGTAGATTTTGTTGAACGTATGCGGGCGGAAACATTGGAACACATCAGAGAACACTACGTACCGAACGCATACGGCTGGGACATAGGGATAGTCCTGTCAAAAAGCCCCAAGATGTGCCGTAACATTCTCAAGGACAGCAAGCACACGATGCGCGTTCACCTAGCCCATGCGATCTTTCACGACTGGGACGGAGACTACACCCACGCACAAGGGCTCACGTTCTTCAACCGCAAGATCAACAAACTGTGCAACCTAACCAAAAAAGTCAAAGGATAAAACATGACATACGAACATAAAGAAACTGCGGATCTAAAACCTGAAGCCGGCTATCTGGCAGGGTGGTACAGTGGGTGCCTAGCAGAATTCTGCCGTGACCTACGTCGCGCCAATAGGGATTTCGTGTTTTCGAGCCGCGACCACAAATCCGTGTATGTGTACGTGGAGGGCGAACGATACGTACGTGGGTACGTTACCTACGGTAGCTCTCAGAGGAACGGTTATGGTGACGACAAGTTCGGGGTATCCGCGCGGGGTATCATCAACAACAAGTACGGCGAGTATACCCTAGAACACCACATTAAGGCGTCTATAAACATCAAGACCGCGCTAAAAACCGCGACCCGTAATCTCGTTGCGTATACAACACGCGACATAGAGCGACTGCACCACGCTACAAACATTAAAAACGTCGACAGTGGACGCCAAGCGTTTATGCTGAGACACCGCTACGTAAGAAGCCAATTGGGTATGTCACCTTACAACGGTAACACTAGCAAACTGTTACTGGAGTTCGGTTGTCTAATTAAGTCTGGGTACAAGTTCATTGACCCACAGGTCCAAGCGGACATAACCGAACTTTTAGAAATGACCGCTGCAAGAGAATCCATGGCCGATACAGTGCCAATGACCTTTGTGTATATCTACCCGACCCAACACGAAACTAGGGCCGACATTCTCTTTATAGCCGACGCTAGGACGACTGACTCAAAACAACATGAGCAGCAGACGTGGGTGGCCGATGCGTTACCCGAGAGTATTCTTGGTAAGGTAATGGTCTTGCAGATGTGCGAAGACGGACACTACGTCGAGGGTGTGGGGTCTCGCATCGGCGAACACATATTCTATGTCCATGAGGAAAGTGACGCCACATGAGCGTAACAGACGATAACACTTACCGTGTGTTAATACATGACGACGCTGGACACGTCGAGGTGATGTGTTTCGGTATGGACAGTATTGACCCGGACGCGGAGGGTAACTATTCTTCCGTACACGACTTACCCAAATGGATTCAGGCTAGACTAGCTACACTAATGATGTTGAACGTCCCACCCCCGCTAAGAGAAGTCGGCGGTGTGGGCAGTCGGATAGGTCAGTCAATCTACTGGGTATACAAATAGCTTTTAGGGGATTCCCTAAAAGCTAAACGGAACTGGTATCAAGGAGCAAGCCAATTACACCTGAAGCTAAAGTCAAGAAAATTGTTGTTAAACACCTCAAGGGTTTGGGGGCTTACTACTTCTACCCCGCCACAGGTGGATACGGGAAGAGTGGGGTTCCCGATATTGTCGGGTGCTACGCAGGTCTGTTCTTCGGGATCGAGTGCAAGGCTGGCAAGAACACCCCCACGCCTTTGCAGGAGAAGAACCTCGGAGAGATCAACGCGGCGGGTGGACTCGACCTGATCGCAAACGAACTCAACATGCACGACACGACGGACATTTTGGCCGCGTGGGCAAACAACCAACAAAAGTGAGGACTACATAATGGAAACTGTATACGTATTTATCGAGACCCAACTGGACACCAGAACAAGTTTCGGTGCTCGTGTCGACAACGGGGAAGGCGTGTTCATCAACGCACGACTAGTCAAAAAACATGACCTCAAAGAAGAGGAAACGTACAGAATGGTGGTCTTGCCGAACGTGGGCGACGAAAACAGTGCCACCCCATGGAAAGCTATTACTATGTCCATGGAGGAAACCCTGAAGGGGGAAACACCCCGCGTGGTGGTGGCCAAGCTAGAAGATCGTATCACGGCGCATTTTGAGATGGAGGAAAACCAGTTTGCGCATACAGCTAAGAACCTCGCCAAAGCACTAAGTGTGGGGGACGGTGAGATGCAACAGGTACTGCACCGGATGCACAACGCTGGGGAAATCGCCAAGGCGCAGGTGTGGGCTAAGGGCGGTCAAGATCGAGCGTCTACTGTGCTCTGGGCACCTGCTACAGACTGGTTTGCAACGTGATGGAGGGTGGAGCACCGGGCACGTTAAACCCTGCGCTAGAGGAGGAACTGCTGTTTTTAAGGAAGCAGGTAGATTTCTGGCGGCATCAAGCGTTCGGCAGAACTAGGGACGCATCCCCCTCCGTTAATCAGCGGTACCACCACGCCAAGGATGATCTGACAAAGTTTGTCAGCAGCCGCCGCAAAGAAGGATATAAAATATGACCAAAGAAGAAGAACAGATATGGCGATACCTCGTAGCCCACAGGAACGTTAGCGCGTGGCATGTAGCCGAGGTATTAGAGGTCGACGTGTCACTGGTAAAAACCCTTTTAGGTCGTATATCCTCACCCGACTGGCGAGAGGAAGTGAAGCCTATGCCCCCCACGGGGCATAAGGACGACACTGACAAGTTACGCTATGAGTTGTTACCACCTGAGTTGTTGGAAGAGACTGCACGTGTCTTGACCTTCGGTGCTGGGAAGTATTCGTCGCGTAACTGGGAGTCGGGTATGGCGTGGTCCCGCCCGTTCAGTGCCATGATGCGTCATATGTGGGCTTGGTGGGGAGGTGAGGATAAAGACCCTGAGACGGGATACTCGCACCTTGCACACGCATGTTGTTGCCTAGCGTTTTTGACAGCGTACGAGCGTCGCGGTGCAGGAGAGGATGATCGACCATGAACGAGAGAACGAAGAAGAATCCGGGCCCGGGAATATCCGCGTTGAGCCACAGGATACTCGCAATGTATAAGAGTGGGCAGCGTGTCAAAGACATCGCTATTGCTCTGGATATTAAATACGGGAACGTCTTTGGCGTTATCGACAGGGCAAGGGCGCGGGGGATAGTTACATACGGTAGTAGGTACTCTGAGAAACAACGGGTAAACCGCGCGCTGCGCCAGCCTGCATTTAGGCTGGGGAGCATAAGACAATCTATCGTTGGGGGTATGGATGAAGCCACATATTACGGCATCGTTAAGAAAATGACCACTGGAGGGTACGTTAGCTTTGCGGAGTATCTAGTCGACATAGCAGTTGAAAACTATTGTGAGGAACAAAACACCAGATGGACCTACTGACCCTAGATTTTGAGACATATTATGACAAGGATTATTCCTTGCGTAAAATGACAACCGAAGCCTACATCCGTGACCCTCGTTTTGAGGTGATCGGCGTGAGCGTAAAACTAAACAATGGAGAAGCGGAGTGGGCAAGTGGAACGTATGAGCAGACGAGGAAGTATCTCAAGTCTCTACCGTGGGAAGACTCTATGGTACTTTGTCATAACACTATGTTTGACGGGGCCATTCTAAGCTGGCTTTTTGATATACACCCCCGCATGTACGCAGATACTCTTTGCATCGCCCGTGCCCTGCATGGCACCGAAGCCGGTGGCAGTCTCGCCGCATTAGCTACCCGCTACGGCATTGGGGAGAAGGGCACAGAGGTACTGGACGCCCTCGGAAAACGACGCGGGGATTTTCTTGTAGACGAGTTAGAGAAGTACGGAGACTACTGCATTAACGACGTCGATCTGACGTACAAGCTGTTCGCTATTATGGTTAAGGGATTCCCCAAAGAGGAACTACGACTCATAGACTTAACCCTGCGGATGTTTACGGAACCTACATTGGTCCTCGACCCCGCCCTGCTGGAGTCTCACCTTGAGGACATAAAGGAACATAAAAACCAGCTGATGATCGACGCGGGTATCACGAACAAGAAGGAACTTATGTCCAACCCCAAGTTAGCCGCCCTGTTAGTAGGTTTAGGGGTTGAACCACCTATGAAGATCAGCCCCACGACGGGCAACGAGACGTTCGCTTTTGCCAAGAGCGATGAAGAGTTCAGACAACTACTAGACCACGACAATGAGCAGGTTCAGGCACTGGTATCAGCGCGACTTGGTACCAAATCCACGCTCGAAGAAACTCGAACACAGCGGTTCATAGACATATCCAAACGGGGTCTCCTGCCCGGGCCCATAAAGTATTATGCCGCGCACACTGGCAGGTGGGGTGGGGACGATAAGATCAACCTACAGAACCTACCAAGTCGGGGACAAAACGGTAAGAAGCTAAAGAGAAGTATCCTCGCGCCCGAAGGTTACTCACTTATCGACTGCGACTCTTCACAGATCGAGGCGCGGGTACTCGCTTGGCTTGCGGGACAAGACGACCTGACCCAACAGTTCACCAACGGAGAGGACGTGTACAAATACATGGCCTCAAGTATTTACACTGTACTCGTTGAAAGTGTGACCAAAGACCAACGGTTCGTGGGTAAGACTACGATCCTCGGCGCGGGTTACGGCATGGGCGCAGTCAAGTTCCAGCTACAGTTGCAGGGCATGGGGGTCTATATCGAACTCGAAGAAGCGCGGCGGATCATAGAGATTTACCGGAGTACCAACGGGGCCATTAGTCAGCTGTGGCGGGATGCCAACAACACTGTGCAATACATGGCACGGGGCGACAGCTTACAGTTCGGACGTGAAGGTGTCTTGCAAGTGGACGCTGCGAGAAACGCTATTGTTCTCCCGTCAGGTCTGTCCATGTACTACCACGGCCTTGCAGGGGAGAGGTCAAAGTATGGTTATGAGTACAGTTATCGCACCCGTAGAGGCCCAAGCAAAATATATGGTGGCAAGCTGGTGGAGAACGTGTGTCAAGCCCTCGCCCGCTGCATCATAGGGTATCAAATGATACTACTTGCCAAGAGATACAAAGCCGTGCTAACTGTACACGACTCAATTATAACCTGTGTGCCCGACGAAGAGTTAGACGAGGCGCAGGCGTACATGGAAGAATGTATGCGACAGACCCCCGATTGGGCTGATGGATTACCCATCACGTGCGAGAGCGGTACAGGCAAATCATATGGAGATGCAGGATGACAACTAAGGTATGGCCGTGGTCCTACAGCAAGATCAAAGCGTTTGAGCAGTGCCCCAAACAGTTCTACCACGACAAAATCCTCAAGGAAATTCCCTTCAAAGAGACCGAGGCAACACTGTATGGCACGGCGTTTCACACCGCAGCGGAGGACTATATAGGGAAGGACGTCCCGCTACCTAATAAGTTTAGCTACGCGCAAAAGATGCTTGACGTTCTCAAGAACAAGAAGGGCGACAAGCTGTGTGAACTCAAGCTGGGTATCACTAAAGACCTAGAGCCGTGTGGGTTCTTTGCGGGTGACGTGTGGTTCCGTGGGATCGCCGACCTTATTATCCTCGACGGTGATCTTGCGTGGGTGATCGACTACAAGACTGGCAAGTCCTCAAAGTACGCCGACAAGGGGCAGCTGGAACTCATGGCGCTGTCCGTGTTCAAACACTACCCGCAGGTAAAGACGATACGTGCGGGGTTGGTGTTCGTCATTAGCAATGACTTGGTGAGAGGCACGTACACGGAGTACGATAAACCAAACCTGTGGGAGAAGTGGCTTTCCAAGTACAAGCAAATGGAGACCGCAGGGGAAACGGATATGTGGAACGCAAAGCCCAGCGGGTTATGCCGACGTCACTGTGCGGTAATCGAATGTGTACATAACGGAGCGAACTGATGATTGATTACCAAAAAGAACACGGGAAGTTGTGGAACGCTATGGCAGAGATTGTAGAAATTCCGGGTACGTCGCCAAACGCTACTGTTAGGCGCATGGCCGCTGTCGCGGAGGGCGCACTCGTAAATGATGGCGTGTCCAATGTTCAACCAGTTCCACGCTTCTACAAAACAAACACCCCGTGAAGGAGCCTATAAGATGCCATATAAGAACCCCGCAGATCGTAAGAAGCAGACCAACAAACCTGTTGGTAGCAAGACCTTTGAGGCCCGGATGGAGCGCCAGCGTGCCCGCCGTGCTGTAGATAAAGATGGTGCCGACAAAAACAACAACGGCAAAGCCGACAAACGTGAAGGCAAAGACGTTAGCCACAAGAAAGCCCTGTCCAAGGGCGGCAGCAACAAGGACGGTTACACGATAGAGAGTTCGAGTAAGAACCGCGCGCGTAACTACAAGAAGAAAGCGTGATTTAGGGGCTACCCTAAAAGGAGAACGACATGAAGATCATCGACGGTAAGGCGTTGCTTATGAAGCTACGCAATCCAAAACGCATCACTGAAGTTATCCCTAAGAGTAAGGTAGTGCGCGACAACGAGGTGCTCGTAAACTGGGGTATCGACGAGGTACATAGCCTACGGAACCTCAAGATAAACGCACCCTCACCTATCCAAGACAGGTACAAATGGACAGGTAGACACGCTCCGTTTGCGCACCAAAAGAAAACATCCTCGTTCTTAACCCTACATAAAAAGGCCTTCTGTTTTAACGAGCAGGGTACCGGCAAGACAGCCAGTGCTATCTGGGCCGCTGATTACTTGTTGGACCAAGGTCATATCAAGCGAGTGTTAGTTGTATGCCCGTTGTCCATCATGGACTCAGCGTGGCGCGAAGACCTGTTCACCTTTGCACCGCACCGCAGTGTGGAAGTCATATACGGTACGCCGAAGAAGCGTAAGCAGCTGCTCGCCCAAGGGGCAGACTTCGCCATTATAAACTACGACGGGATCGCTATCTGCTTCGACGAAATCGTGGCAGGGGGGTTCGACCTAATCATCGTGGACGAGGCAACTCACTACAAGAACGCGCAGTCGAAACGCTGGAAGACCATGAACAAACTGGTGGGCGATGATACGTGGCTGTGGATGATGACGGGTACTCCCGCCGCGCAGTCGCCCCTCGATGCCTACGGATTAGCCAAGTTAATCGACCCTGCATCGGTGCCACGGTTCTTTGGTTCCTTCCGAGATATGGTCATGCACAAGATCACGCAATTTAGGTGGGTGGTTAAGCCGGAGTCGTCTGACCTTGTGTATAGGGTGTTACAGCCTGCTATCCGGTTCACCAAAGAAGAGTGCCTTGACCTGCCCGAAATGACTTACGTCAAACGCAAAGTAGAACTGACACGGCAGCAGCAGCTTTACTATGACAAACTCAAAAAGAACCACCTTATTACTATCGGCGAAGATGAAGTATCGGCGGTAAACTCTGCGGTGGCTATCAACAAGCTACTACAGATTTCTGCGGGTGCCGTATATACAGACGACGGGGACACGCTCGAGTTCGACATCAAGCACCGGTATAACGTGCTGAGGGAAGTTATCGACGAGAGCAGTCAGAAGGTTCTTATATTTGTGCCGTTCAAACACACCATTGACATACTGGTGGATAAGCTACGCAATGACGGGCTGACTACCGAGGTTATCCGTGGTGACGTGCCCGTAGCCAAGCGTACAGATATATTCAAACGGTTCCAGACAGTAGACGACCCCAAGATATTGGTAATCCAGCCGCAGTCCGCTGCACATGGTGTCACGTTAACAGCAGCCAACACTGTGGTGTGGTGGGGTCCGACCCCGTCTCTGGAAACATATGCGCAGGCAAACGCTCGTGTGCACCGCTCTGGACAAAAACATCCGTGCACTGTTGTACAGTTGCAGGGTTCCCCTGTGGAAAAGCGCATTTACTCACTGTTAGATAGTAGAATCAACGTCCACACAAAAATGACCGACCTCTACAAAGAACTACTTGACTAACACACCATACACTACTAAAGTGAAACTCTAACCAAACAAGGAGAGCAATAATGGATGACACCTCTGGCGTCTCCGCAGATAAACTCACTAGAGCCTATATCAATATCCGGGCGAAGCGAGCTGCGATATCCGCGGAGTTCAAGGAAAACGATGGAGCGTTGGTACGCCAACAGGAAATTCTGAAACGTGCGCTGCTAGACTACTGTGACGTTCACAAGGTTGAAAGCGTCCGCACTACTGAGGGTCTGTTTTTCAGGTCTACTAAAACGAAATACTGGACTGGAGATTGGGAGTCTATGTACGGGTTCATCAAAGAGCACGACATGCCCGAGTTCCTAGACCGCCGTTTGAACCAGACCAACGTCAAACAGTTCTTGGAAGAGAACCCCGATGTGATGCCCAAGGGTCTGAACATCGACACTGAATACGTAATCTCTGTGAGGAAAAAATGATGACAGAACCTTTTGTACAAATAGAGGACTTAGCGAAGCACTTCGCTGTGTCTATCTCAACGATACGTGCGTGGGTACGGCAGGGGCATATCCCCAAGACCACGTACATCAAGATCGGTAACACCTACCGGTTCAATAAAACCGCAGTCTCAGAGGCTTTGACAAAAGCGATGCGGGACGTGGATGAAACCCCCACAGAGCGGGTAAAAGACGACCGTCAACTTGAGATGGATTTCAACGTTGACCAAGACGTATAACATAGGAGAACGACAAAATGACTGAAGCATATATCATCGAAAACGTAGAAGCACTCTGGCCCAAACTGGACCGTACGTATGCGTTCGACCAGAACAAAAAGCGTAGTATGCCGTGTGACCCGCGGGAGCAAAACGCTGAGTTCTCCATCCAGTTCCGTATGAACAGCGAGACTGCCAAGGCCTTGTTCCTGCAAATGAAGGCACATTACGCGGCGAACAAAGAGGACAAGTGGCCCGACAAACTAGAAAACCCATTCGTGAAAGACGATAATGGTACGTACACCCATAAGGCTAACTTGAAGGGTGCCTACAAAGGTGAGGTTACTACCAAGCCCTTGCAGGTGGATTCGCAGGGTACCCCGCTCGCTGATGATTTCCAGTTGACCACAGGGAGCACCGTAAGTGTCGCGGTATCGTTCTACGCGTACGATTTCAACGGCAAGCAAAACGTGTCGCTACGTTTGAAAGCTGTACAGGTTATCAAGTACGTTCCAATGCAAGCTCGTAACCCGTTTGGGGCTGTCGAGGGTGGTTTTGTTGTGGGTGGTGACGATAACCCATTCGCAGGGTCGGGTAGCGCGAAGCCTAAACCGGCTAAAAGCAACAACGTGTTAGCTGATGAAGCTGATGAAGCTGATGAAGCTGACGACGGGTTCGAAGAAGAGAAGGAAAAACCTCCGGTAAAAAGAGCTGCCAAAAAGGCAGTCGCGAAACCTTCATCTAACGACGACCTAGATTCTGTCCTCGAAGATTGGGACGACTAAAAAATATATCACGGCTGCTTCGGTGGCCGTGATTAACCTCCCGACAGCGAGTGGTGCATATGGAAACGAAAAGATTTTTAGACCTGATACTAGGACACGACGGCCACTACTGTGTGTTTGCCGCGAATAGCAGTGGTCTCAAGCAGGAGTTCTACACTTCTGTAAACGAAGTAATAGATGCCGCGGACAACCTCGATGCCGCTGGGTACGACGTCTACTTTGCGCTAGGGAGGCTTGAAGAAGCAGGTTCCCGCAAGGCTGAAAACGTAACCCACCTAAAGTCTTTCTTTTTGGACTTGGACTGCGGACCTGACAAAGAGTTCCCCAACCAAAAAGCAGCAATATCCGAACTGCGGGCGTTCTGTAAACGTCATAGCCTGCCGAAACCTACGCTGGTCAATTCGGGACGTGGAGTGCACGCCTACTGGATTTTGTCCCACGCTATATGCCGAGACGACTGGTGGCCCGTGGCCGAGCGACTGAAGAACCTATGCCTCGCCGACGGTTTCGAGGCAGACAGGTCAGTGACGTCCGACGTAGCCCGCGTCCTCCGCGTACCTAACACCCACAACCACAAGAGCGACCCGTCAGCACCCGTAACCTTCTTTGGTTTAGAGGCTCCGCAGATGGTGGACTTCGACGAATTTTCTCAGTTGCTTGGTGACGACCCGATACCAGTACCCCACAAACACAAGTCAAACGGTGCGGTAAGCGCGTTCCGCGATGCCATGCACCAGAACCAACGGGGTAGTTTCAAACGCCTACTAACACGTACAAGAAGTGGTACAGGTTGTGGCCAGATAAGGCACGTGATCGAAAACCAAGAGACAGTGTCGTATGACCTGTGGCGTTCGGCGCTATCTATTGCCAACGTGTGTGAAGATGGTGACAAGGCCGCGCACCTAATGTCCCACAAGCACGAAGATTACAACATTAACGCCACCCTACGTAAGATGCAGGACACAGGTGGGCCGCACTTCTGTAATACGTTTGAGGGTCATAACCCTGCAGGGTGCGTAGACTGCCCCAACAAGGGTAAAATATCTACTCCTGCGATGTTGGCCAAGGAAATTGCCGAGGCTGCGCCCGAGGATAACGTGGTAGAAGCCGCCGCGGCGACAGGCATAAAGACGTACGCGATACCAAAACTTCCTAACCCATATTTCCGTGGACAGAATGGCGGCGTGTACATTCGCGTGAAGGACGAAGACGGGAACCCTGACGAGCAGTGCGTGTACCACTACGACTTCTACGTTACACGCAGGCTCCATGACGCGGAGTTGGGTGAGGTGGTAGCCTTCGCACTCCACCTGCCGAGAGACGGGGTGAGGGAGTTTACCGTACCCCTGACCTCCATCACTTCTAAAGAAGAGTTCCGCAAGCACATGTCAGCACAGGGGATAACCGCGCTTGGCGCAGATTTGGATAAACTAATGAGATACACGACAGCGTGGATTAACGAACTACAACACACCACAAGCGCCAGCACTGCGCACCAACAATTCGGTTGGACTGACGACACCGAGATGAAAGAGTTTGTGTTAGGCGACCGCCTGATTACAGCTGCGGGTGTGGATTACAACCCGCCTTCGGGCAAGACAATCCAATCATCTAAAGCGTTTGTTGTTAAGGGTACCCGTGATCGCAGCAGAGAAATACTCGAGTTCTATGACCAAGAGGGTATGGAGATGCACCAGTTTGTCGTGTGCGGCGGGTTTGGTACGATCCTTATGCCTTTCACAGGTCTGTACAGTTTGGGCGTTCACTTGTTCGGGTACACCGGCGGGGGTAAAACAACGGCCATGTTTGCGGCGTCCTCCATATGGGGTGATCCTGCGGGCACGACCAGCATGAAAAAAGACACAGAGAACGCCCGTTGGAACCGCGCAGAACTCATGCACAACATGCTGCTGAACACGGACGAGATGACAAACTTGCGGGGCGCTGTGGCGTCCGACTACGCTTACCAACTGTCTGAGGGCAAACAAAAGAACCGTATGACGGGTGGTAGCAACCTAGAACGTGTCCGTGGTATGCCTTGGCGTCTACTGGCGTTCTCGACAGGTAACGTGAGCATGTATGCGCAAATGGCCATGGCCAAGGGTGACGTCAAAGCAGAGATGCAGCGACTGCTTGAGCTGCGGGTGGATGATATGCCACGTGTCCATGTGGACCCTACTGTGGGTGCGGCGCAGTTCAAAGACGTGCAGTTAAACTACGGCCACTTCTCCGAGGAATACGTGCAGTACGTCATTAACAATCGCGACGCTATCGCCACGAAGTTCGAGAAGATCAAGCAAAACCTCGAGAAGCGCGCCAGGCTTACTAGCGTCAACCGTTTCTGGGCAGGGGGCTGTGCGGCTATCCTTACGGGAGCGTATGTGGCCAAGCATTTAGGCATCATAGACTATGACCTCAAACGCCTATTTGATTGGGTTGTAGCTACACTGATCCGTGTGAAATCTTTTGTCGACGACAGTACGGCCACGGTGCAGACGCTCATAACAGATTACGTGGCCGAGAACTGGAGCAACGTCCTTAAAATCAAGAGCACTGCTACGACTGCGGGTGTAGGTGGAGTAGTCCCGATAGTTATCCCTGAACAGTCACCTCGAAACGCGATCGTCGCCCGATATGAACCCGACACGTCGATGCTCTACATTGTACAGAAACCGTTTAAGCAGTGGCTTGGTGAGCAGCACATAGACTTTATCAGCACGGTGGACGGGTTGACGGAGCAAATGGGGGCCAAGAAGGTCAAGAAACGGTTGTGCAAAGGCACCAACTTCAACCTACCATCCGCGTGGACTATCGCAGTGAAACTGGAAGGGCTTGGCCAAGATGTATCAGAAGCCGATGAAGACTGACGATCTTAACCCGGACAAGGTCAAGATAATCGTGGATTGGGGGAGTATGGTGGTAGGGGCGTCTGTGTTTGTCCCCTGTGTCGACACCGATAACGCCAAGAAACAAGTGAGTAAAATAGCAGAGATTAAGAGCTGGACGTTTGAAACACGTGTGCGGATAGAGAGCGATATGTTTGGGGTTCGCATATGGCGTACAGTGTGATACCGTCGCACACAGACGGTATAACCTCCCTTATGTCGTTCTCCTCCCTGACTTAACCCCTGCCGTAAAAAGCAGGGGTTTTTTATTGTTTGTACTCGGAGCGCAACTGTTCGAGGGTGTTGCGGTACAGTGGGCTGAGGGTCACACCGTTGTACATCTCCAAAGAGGTCTTAGCGTGCTGTGCCATTGACCGCTCGATCGAACTTTGCGTGACAGCCGCCTCTGGGTGCCGACGGTTGAACTCGTCTATTTCCCCGTACACTTCGTCTGCTGCGCTGAAGTCACCTACACGCATCGCCACATAATACTTCTTGTGCAGGGCAGAACGCCGCGCGCCGACGGCGATACTAATGCCTTTGCTTATCATGTTCTGCTCTTGGCGGAACGTGTACTCTGTGGGTGGGAAACCCAACACCTGTGCAGCCATTTCACCGCCAGTCATGTCGTCGTAGATCGGGTCGCCCCTACGTGTGAAGGCACCACCCTGATCCGCGTAACGCCCGAACGCACCCTTATACATGTTGGCGATTGCTACGGGCATTAGGTTCTCAATACCGCGCTGTGTTTCACCCTCCCGTAGGTCACTCACACCCCGAACTAGACGCTTACCCACGCTGAGAGCTGGACCGCCCAAGTAATGCCCTATGGTTTCTTCGACTGACGGGTCGTTATTATAACGATTTTCCTGCAGAAGTAGACCTGTAAGCGCTACTCGACTGGCAACGTCAACGCCTGCAAACTGTGTGATAGCGCCTTTATACCAACCCTCCCCGATGTGCTTACGCACAATGGTGTCGAAGTCGTCCTCTTCGTCGTCTAGGTAGAGTGCGTCTACAAGCAACTGCACCGCGCCGTAGAGTGGTACACCTTGCACACCCGCGAAGAACAACGCCGCACCATGCAGACCGATAAGCTGTTTCCATGCAGCCTTACGTTCGGGCGAACCCTCTTCGCCAAACAACTTGCCCTTGTCGGAATCAAACGCAACCTTAGCGGCTTTTAACATACTGTAGTACATTTGTAGGCCGTAACTCTTATACATAAAGGCCACGCGGCCGACACCCTCGCGTGCGATAGGTGGTGCAGTCTCTAGGAAGGAACCACCGTTTGTTTCCTGCGACGCATAAAAGGCCTGCTCTGCGGCTTTGTCCATCCGCTCAGTCCGTGTCATTCTAGGGCTGTCTTCCGCCAACTTCTGCAAGGCCAGTTTGTAGGCGGTTATGAGAGTGACCTGACGGTTAAACTGTTCACCATGGTTAAACACGAACGCAGACAGCACGGAGATGTTATCCATGACAGCGCCTACTTTACCGCTACGAGATACCCGACCAGATTCTTCGAGCCCCAGTGCTTCTGCAAGATAGCCCTGCCCTAACTGACCGCGCTTCACTGCTGTAGCTACAAGTGGAGCGAGGTCTTCTAATTCTTTGCGGCGTTCCGCGGGTACATCTAAGGCTTTCTTGACCGTCATCACACCGTCATCTCGAATGTCGTAGTTGCCCAGTATAGAGTTCTTGGACGAGGTGACTATGCTGGCAGCTTCTTTGATCGCCACACCTGTTGCTTTGTACCCATACTTACCACCCAACATGGGCAGCACGAACAGCGGAACCTGCGAGAGGTTGACCAGTGCGGACGATACGTTGAAGCCAATGGTGTAGATAAACGCAGTCTGGTTGAGCCTACGTCCTATCGCTTCTAAATCTTTGTTGTTCGCACCTTGGCGCGCAAACCGAGAGCGGTTTAACAGTTCGGCTCTAACAGCGTCAAACGACGCACGGGTGTATTCGGCAGTTTTCCCCACACGAGACTTTGCTTCTGCGGCTCCAGTGGGGGTTATTTTGTTCTCGATCTCTTGGTCCAGCGCCCGCAGTATCGCAGCGTATTTCAGCTTCTCAGTCTGCCCCGCTAAGTCGTACGCCTTGGACTTCATAGCATAAACGGAGTCCGTCATGTACCCGGGCGTGCCCTTACGTTTCTGAAGTGACCTAGCAAAAGATGTTTCTGGCAGAGCATTAACGAACAAGCGCATGATTTGCGTCTGCACATCCCCATCAACCCCGTTAGCACTGAGAGTGCGGAGCGTCTGCGCAACAAAAGAAGCGGGCGGAGCGTTCGTAAAGTTCTTACTGGTCAACTCACCGTCGGAGGTTTCGATACCAGTAAACGAACCATCGGCTTCCACCTCCGCTTTCGCTTGATCCCGCTCACGTCTTGTTGTGAACATCTCTACCGCGTAGGCATCTCTTGGTGATTTAGGCTTCTTAGCCGAGTATGTCAGCTTGTACTGCCCCTCACGAACCAGTGGGAAGTAGACGTCCAAAGTACCCTTATCAAACAGCTTGCCGTACACTTCATTCTTTAGCTTACCGGCCGCTTCAGGGTTGTCCTTCATTAGCTGGTCGATCTCGCCGAAGATCACAGCACGCATTTTCTCGTATTGGCTACGGTAGTTGTTCCGCATAGTTTTGTATGCGTTTTGCCCTCCCGCACCGAGGGCGTTCCAATCGGCACGTTGCGCGTTCCACACGTCCATCTTGTCCGAGTCTTTGGCGTACTGTTTCTTTGCCTGCTCTACGGTCAGCGTCGGGTCTACCTGATAGATAGTAGCGCCATACTCGTCACTATAGATCAACCGATCTAGCGTCTCTTTCTTGGCGTCGCTTACACTACCCACCCAAGCCGTGACTTTGTCGATCTCACGTTTCACCTGTTCGTTAGCGATACGGATACTACCCCGCTGCTCGTTCATAATACGGTCTAACTTGTATCCGAGATTGCCTAGACCAGCGGCTTTGGCGATGTCGGCCAGTCCTTGAGAACCCGTGAGTTTAAGTAATAGATTCTGGCCTCTGCCCTTAACATCTTGTTCAAAAAACTCTACAGCCTCGTTCCCAAACTTGCGGCGGAAGTCAGCACGTGCTTCGGGAGTACCGAACTTCTTCTGTGTACGGTCTACCAACGTGTCCAGAACCTTCCTAACCCCACCTGCGGTGGAGGACATTAGGAGTTGGCCCGAGTTACGGTACTGCGGTGCAGGCGCGAGTAAACCATCCACAAAGGTATCCACAGTCTCCATAGCATCCAGCGGAGTAGTAGGACGCCCCATTAGACGACGCACAAAGTTACCCGTAGAGTTGAGGAACCGACGCAACGCGCTGATAGGTTCGCCCTTGACGTTGATCGTCGCAAGCTCGGCGCGGAACTTGGGGTTACTCATAGCCTCAGAGAAAAACTCGTCGACGTTCTGCGCACCGTAGGCGGTACCAAGGTAGTCTTTTGTGGCCTCAAACAGTTTGACCATCTGCTTTGTAAACGGATGCGCTTTATTCGATAGCGTATCGCTCGCCGCAGCGTGGGTCATTTCGTGGATCAACGTATGCGCGTTGATACCAGTTCCTTCGTCAAGCGTTATTGTGTTTGTCTCAGGGTCAAACATGCCCGCCGCCGGGCGACCGTCAGCCGCCTTTAGGTCTTTCTTGGTAACAAGTTTGGTACTACCCACCACAGCCGCTAACTTAGCAGCGATGTTTCGCACCTGCGGGCTAGGGGACGTGTCTGCCAGAGTGGACAGCGCAGCACCTAAATCGCCCGCCTTAATCAAATTACTCACAGACGGGTGCAGGGGGAGGTCCAGACCGACAACGGCGTCAGCTGCGAGCAGCTTCTTGATTTTGACGTTGGTGAAGTTGAGTTGTTTCTCGGCGTTAAAGTCAGCTGCCGCTTTCGCCTCAAGCATAGCCTCGGCTTCTTCACGCTGTGCTTCTAAGGCTTCCTTGTCGCGCTGCATCTGTAAAGCATCAGTAACACCTCGTTCTTTCAACTGTGCAACGGTCAGGTCGGCATCCGCCACACTCATCAGGTCTTTCTGGATACCTATAACAGACTTACGGACCCATTCTTTACCGTTGCTATCGAGGTTTTCCTGAGCCCATTTCACAGCCTTGCCCGCGGCTTTTCCACCCGTACCTTTGAGTAGCGGATCGCCGCGGCTCTGTGGAGTGCCCATAGCAACGTCCTGCATCGCAAGGTAGAGCCCTTCCGCGGGGTTCGGATACAAACCAAGGTAGGTTGTTACAGCGTCAAGTGTATCCTTGTCACGGCTCTTGACGGGAGTTTCCAGCAACTTGAGGATTTTGCGGTTTTCTGTTGCGGTAAACGGATCGCCCTTGACTTGGTTGCCGGTAGCATCATACCCCCGTTTGACCTCGTCAGTAGCTTGATCGTCCCAACGCTTATTTAGAGATGCGCGAACTTCTTTAGTTGTGGCCTCTTTATCCACAGCCTTAGCTGCAGCGGTCGATTTAGCGGGCTTGGGGGCGAAACGCCCTTCCGCATCTGCTGATAATTTATTACCATCTTTAGTGCGGGCTACACCGGGGATCACTTGCCCGGCGGTTTCTGTTTTTCTGCCCGGCAACGCATCACGATTGAACTCGGTCGGTTGAGTTAGTGCGCTACGCTCCGTGCCACTTGCTCCATCAGGCACTCGAGACTCCACGACAGGGCTTCCCAATCCGCCATCTCTAGGTGCAGTAGATTCTCCGGCAAGTGGCGCGGCAGGGGTAGGGCTAGGAACTCGTCGTTGGGGTTGCACCCCTGCATCTCTGATAGCAGGCGGAACGCTTCTTCCACTTGTTGCCGGTTGAGCTTCTTGACTCGTGACATTAGACACCTCCAGAGGTTGGCCTAAGTCTACACTAGATACAGCGGGCTTGTTAAGAGGGGTAAATCCCTTGGGTGCTACTCGCGCTTCCATCTCTAATTGCGCAGGGTCTTTCACGTCTTCTCGCGTTGTGACTTCTTCTACGGCAGGGTCTTTTGCACGTAGCATACCAGACGCGCGGCGTAGGCTCTCCATCTCTTGGGGCGTTGCTTTAGGCTCTCGTAGTCCAGCTTCAGACAACGCGGATTCGAACGCATTGCGCAACGCTACAGGCTGTTTAATATCACCAGCGGTAGCGACAGTGTCTTGCAGCACACGGGTACGAGCCTCAGACGTCTGAGCGGCACGATCGGTATCCATATTACCCTGTGCTGTCTCTGCAGCTGACTCCGCGCGTAGCTGTGTAGCGTCTCGCTTGGCGGCTTCCTCAGTCTCTATTTCCGCTGCGAATGCGCTTTCCTCGTCCATCATATCCACAAGGTCACGCTCGGTACGCTGTGGTTGAGGTCCAAGGGAACCTTGTAGATCGAGTTCTGGCTCTACCGGCGTGGGTTCGCCTAGACGACGTTGCTCTTGTTCTTGCTGTAGAGCGAATAGGTCGGGTTGCTCAAAGGCTGCTACGTCACCACGTTCCGCGGCTTGTAGCCCTTGGCGCTCTCTTGCGCCCTCCTGCGCCGCTTGCTCGTTTCTCGCAATATCAGACTGTACAGCGCTACGCCCTGCTTTTGCGTCAGCCACCGCTGCGGCCATACGTGAGGGAGAACCCTCTGCAGGGGTTTCTGGGGTGGCCTCCATATCGGTACGGGCACGTTGTGCGAGGGCGGAACCACGTTTCTCACGTTCTTCTGCAACAACTCTCTCCAACGCGGGGAGGGGTATCTGTGTACGCTGTACAATATCCTGCATCTCAGGGAGCGATATATCCCCACGGGCCTCGATAGCGGAACCAATGGCTTCTCTCGCGTCGCTCTCACGACGGTCTGGTAGGAGACCTGCGATACCTTCTGGCGCGGGTCCGCCACTTTGATCCGTAATCTGTAGAGGCGCTCCACCCGGTCCAGCTTTACGGCTGTTTGTAAAGGCATCCACAAGGAAATGAATAGTGGCACCCGCACCGCCGCCGTACAGAGCGGACCCACCTGTGCCCTCCATGATAGCACGTTCTGGGTTGTACCCACGTTCCGCGAGGTTCTGGACAATCTCCGCGGTGACTTCTTGCGCAGCTTCTGCGCCGCCCGTGATAGCGGCGTTTGTAATCCTCTGGCCGATTGTCTCTACTGCCTTGGGCCCAAGGTCTTTGATGAACTGTCCGATAACGGGGATGTCAACAGAGCGCATGAACCGCCCAAGGGGGGCTACTTCCAACAAGCCGATAGGCGCTGCTTTACGGATTGCTGCGTTACGTTGTGCTTCGGTTGCGCCGCCCTCACGTGCACGTTCACTGGCCTCACCAGCTGCAGCCCCGACACCCAACAGGGCACCAATACCGGTACCAACAGCGGCAGCAGGTAGAGCGGCGGGGGCAGAAGCGGCGGCTAGGGCGATAGGTGCAGCGAATCCCGCGATAGAACCAAACGTCTGGCCGATCTTGAAGGCAATGTCGTCCGTGTCGCCACTACTCACGTTGGGTTTGATAGCGTCCGCAACTGACTGAATCCTGCTACGGGCAGCAAGTTCGTTTTCTTCTCCGAGCAAGGTAGCGGCACCCAGTGCGGCCGTCTCACCCACCCCTACAAACCCTGTACCAAAGCCCGAGGTAATGTCACCAAGAAACCCTGTTTCTGGCTCTAGGGGAGCTAGGTATTGTGGTGTACCACGCGCAGCTAACCGCTCGCTACGTTCCTGCGCACGCTGCACCACGAGCTCTTCGCCCGATGTACTCCCCTGCCCGTTTGCAAGCCCTACAAGTTCAGATACAGGAGTGTCCCGTGGGGCTTCCACGCGGCGTGTAGACCCGTCTTTAAGAGTAAGCGTATGTACTGCCATGTTTTATTCCCCCTCAACGGTAGAGGTTTCCACGTCATCTTCAGTTATTTCAGGTACCCCGAAATTACTTTCAAACCGCCGGGCCGCGGCTGTTTCTAGGTTCAGCAGATTGCTATCGTTCATCATTGCGTCGACCATAAGGGATAATATCTGCGCCCGCGTGTCTATGTTCTGCTGTGCTACCGCCATAGCCTCCTTGTCACCCGCTGCGCCTTGGAGCTGCATATTGAATCGCTGCATCATGGGGTCGTCAGCCATAACCTCTGAGGTTAGTTCACTACGAGTCTTCGCTGCTAACTGTAGGAGGTTAAGGGCCGTAGCGTCGTCGAACTTCTCCCTCGCCCGTAGTGCTTCCGCTTGCTCCCCTGCGGCCTTTAACTGAACGTTATACACATTGAATAGGCGGTCAGCATCCGCGGTAGCTTGCCGTATTTGAGCAGCCCCCATTGTCGCTGCGGCGGCTCTCATACTACGTTCGTTAGCAGCGGCGTCTGCCGCGAGCTGTGTACCTAACTTAATCCCTGACGCGGAAAACACAGCGTCGGTGCCGATACGGTCTTGCTCCATCTTAAACTCGTCCATGAGACGGTTACGACGGTTGTTCTTGTTGCGAAGCATGGAGCTATAGCCACCACTCATTGCAGAACCGATAGAACCTGTACCACCCATACCGATCAAGAACGAGTTCAAGTCGCCATTAGGACCGTAATTTTCATCATCAAACTCGGCCAGACGCTCTTTCATACCTTCATAGGACGCATTTGCATCCGCACGCCCGGTATACTCATCAGACATCCGTGCGCCTTTTAGGAAGGCAGAGTCCGCGTTTGTCATACTCTGTGCGGGCATAGCACCGCCGCCGCCGCCGGTCCCAGCTGTTTGTGGTACAGTAAACGCCGCCGCGGTATCTTCTGGAGTCGGAACTTGCGCCGCCCTCGGAGGTGTTTCGCCCTTCTGGTTTAGCAGCGCAGATAGCCCCCCTGCAGCGGGAGCAGGGGCAGGGCGAGGAACAGGTCTGTGAGCCGGAGCTGGAGCAGGGGCAGGGCGAGGAACAGGTCTGTGAGCCGGAGCTGGAGCGGGAGCAGGACGCGGCGGTGCGATCTGCGGGTTTGTTGCCGCCATAACATCTAGGGCGTTAGTACCTGACCCCGCGGGAATAAGCCCGTTCTGTCCGGGCATACGCGCACTGCTTTCTCGACCTACGGGAACCATAGATGGGGGA